TAGCCATTGAGCTTGACTTCGAGCCACGAATTATGGCAATGGGGGATGACTCCATTGAAGTCTCTTTTCCTAATGCTTTAGAAGCTTATGCCAAACTCGGCAAGAAGATGTCCATGTTTAACGACGTGTTGATAAACTTATTCGAGTTTTGTTCCACAACTTTCGACGGCATTCTTGGAATACCGGTCAACATAGATAAACAAATTTTTAATTTGTTATCGAACACATCAGTTACGCCTGCTGAAGCTCAAGAGCTTTGGGGGGCTTTTATTTATGAAATGCGAAACATTCCTATACACCTCAAGTCTGAGATTTTCTCCTTGATTGATTATAGTGGGTGGTTAGAGTTTCATAAAGTTAAAGTCCACCAAGCAGGACAAGTAACTATTGGGTCTTTGGAAGTTATTGCCCAAAACAGTTTCTGTGCTAAACAAAATGCCAAGAGACTACACGGCGCACCCCAGATGGGTTTACCAAAGATGTATAGTCCCGGTCTGTCATTACGGTATCCAATAATAATGACAAAATCAAAGACGAACAAAGCCTCTAGAGTTAAACAGCTAGAGCAAAAATTGGCAGCTATGTCTCTGCAAAAACAAAAGACAAAACAAAGAAAGAAGAAAACTCCATTTGGAGATGTCGGTTCCACCATTGGTGGAGCAGCCGGCTCTTTCTTTGGGAACGGAAAATTGGGTTCTAGCATCGGGAGATGGCTAGGATCGGGCATTGGTTCAATATTCGGCTCTGGTGACTATAAAGTCGTAGGAGCTAATCCTGGATACAATGTTCTTGCGGGAAGCATTCCACAATTTTCTAGTTCCAGGGCCACTAATATAGTGTGCCATCGAGAATACATTGGAGATATTACTGGTACTACAGCCTTTAATAACAACGTGTATCCTCTAAATCCTGGAATCGACACCACTTTTCCTTGGTTGCAAGGGGTAGCTTCGAACTACCAACAGTACAGGTTTCACGGGCTCATGTTTGAGTTCCGTCCCTTAATTACTGACTTTGTAACTGGTGGTGCACCAGGTGTTGTGATTATGTCCACAGCATATAATGCAGATGCTCCTAAGTATGCTTCGAAACAAGCAATGGAGAATGCAGAGTTTGCTACAAGCACAAAACCAACTTTGGCTTTACGCCACATGGTGGAGTGTGATCCAGGACAGACGCCACAGTCAGAGAGTTATATTCGAGGGGGTCCGTTACCAGCTGGACAGGATCTCCGAACATATGACCTCGGTTCATTTCAGTTTGCGACTCAGAATAACCCAATTCAAAATTTGGGAGAACTCTGGGTCACTTACTGTGTTGAATTTTTCAAACCCACATTGGACTTATCCAATATGGTAACCGATACTCTATCGGCTCATATTGTCCGTTCAGCAGTTTCTGCTGCTAATCCTGTTGGATTGGGAGGCATTTCTATTACTGGATCATTGAATGTAACCGTAACCGGTACAACAATTACGATCCTTAATAGTACTGTTGGAGTAAACTATGG